CCGCTTTTGCCGCCCCAGCTCGTGGACGGAGGGTTGATTTTCGGCGAGCCATTTGTAGTAGAAGCGAGGCGGCGGATACTCCTTGCCATCCATAACCACTGTGTCAGAAGGAAAGACTTCTGCCCAATATTGTTCAAGCCAACGTAGTCCGATCGCTGGCTTGAGGGATGAAACCTGGAACTCCGGGCATAATTGGGTGATTTCGCCGGTTTGTTTGTCGATTTTTTCATAGGGTCGTAGTCCTGTTTCGGGGTCGATGGTATCGGCAGCATAAGATTTTAGTTTATCTGCCGTATAGTGCGCCACGTATCGGGCGCAGGATGGGTCGAAGTCGGTAAAGACTATTCGACCGCGTTTTTGCCAGGCCGATTGTAGTATCGGATGGGTGTATTGAATGTGGCCTTTCTCGGAGATATCAACGGGATAGCGTTTTGAGGGCATCCATCCGAAGATTATTGCGTGATAGTGGGGTCGGCCTTTTTTTGTTCCATATTCTCCGGCAGCGAAGTACCGGATAGGAACTTTTAATTTTTTTCTGAGGGCTTTCCAGAATAGTTGCAGGTCACGCTTATCGAGAGAGCCGCAGGCGGGGAGGTGGACTTCGTCGTATGTAAGGGTGACGAAGCAGGACACGTGGTGCATTTGAGATTCGTGGTAGCACCGAATTGCCCAGTCTCGTGCGTGGTCGGCTTTACAGCCATTGCACATCCCGCAGCGGATGTGGATAAAACCACTAGAGCCAAGAGCTTTCTCATGTCGAACGAATGTGACCTTGCCCTCAGTGCTGAGGTAAGCTGGTTTTGGGTAGAGACAAGCCATGTTTTGTCTTTGCCTTTTGGGTCCGGGGCTGGGTCGAGCTCCGGGCCCTTTTTTGTTTAGAGACGAATGCCGCCGCGCATAATTTTACCAGGCATATTTTTACGGTGAACCTTGCTGGCTGTTTTGCTAAAGAGCCGGCGTGATTTACGTTTTTTCATTTTGTTGCGTCTCATGTGCCCTCCGGGCTGTTGTTTGTTTGTGCGGTGACCGTGAGTATGTCGTACTCGGGTCACCTAGCAGATTATATACAAGAGGATAATCTGCGCGTCAAGCACTATCTTCAGGCGTGCTTGACGGGTCGGCTGACGCCTCCTGAGAGCCCTTTTCGGGCTCATTTGTGTCCGGTCCGGGGTTTGGTTCCGGGTCCGGTTCCGACGCATTTAGCGCGTCTAGATCGAGGTCTCCAGCCTCGATTTGTGAGGCGATGTCGGCGTTAACTATTGCCGCCTCGAGGAAATCCCCTTCCGGGGCATCGCCATATTGAGGGGTTGTCCTGGGAATGTGGTTGATCATTCCCGTTTCGGTATAGCGTTTGACGATTTGGTTAACGTCGCATTCGTCTTTGAAAGACTGACGAGTAAGCGACGGTTGGGTGAACGTCATAGCGTGTGGTCTATTTTTTGCCTTCGGCACGTTCTTTTTCCTTACGGTTAGCGCGGTCTGATACCGCTTTTTGCTGGGCCCAGAGCCAGACTTGTTTTTTGTCCTCTTTCGAGAGTTTATCGCCACCTTTGGATTCTACGACTCCTTGATAAGTGGCTATAGCATCGAGCAGTACTTCAGCTCGTGCTTGTTGTTCCGGCGTGCGTTTGCCGGGATTGCCGAACCCTTTTTTAGCGGAATTGATCGGATCGCCAGAAGGTACGGTTTCGCCGGACATGAAGCCCTCGAAGTCCTCGACCTTGGCGATACCTTTCTTGACGAGCTCCTTGGCAACCGGGACCGCTTTGTCGATTGCCTCATTTACAGGTTTTTCGACAGTTTTCGCGAGCCGGGATAGAGCTCGAGCCGCGATTGCTTTGGGTTCGTTTACATCAGCTTCATAGCTGGTTTTTCTAGCCTGAGCGGCTGTTAATGCCGTATTAACGGCGGCGGGTACGGCATTGCCGATCCCCGCGCCGAGTGCGGCTTTTGCGTTTTGCATTGTGGCGCTAGCGCCAGGTGGTGTGCTCGCAGAGTTGCCGAGGGCCAATACTCGGTTAAGGCCCGCGGCTTGTAGGTCTTTTGCTGCGCGTTGGTAGGCAGTGCCCGACATGCGTTCCTGGAACGCCATTTGTTCACGGGCGATTTGGAGATTTGCCTTGTTAGCGGACTCTTGTCCTTTTGAGCCGAACCATCCACCGACGACAGAGCCGAGGCCGGTTAGTGCGCCGCCTACGATTGCTGGGTCCATCTTGTTTCCCTTAGTGTTACGCCGCCCCGACGTCGAAGAACTGGCCTTGCCAGAACCTTCGACATCGGTTCGCCGTTGTTAGAAGTGATCGATTAGACCCGGTACTCCGTACAGAGGCATCGGTCGTGCGCACCTGAGTTTAAAGTATGCGTCGAGAAGGAGGTGGGGTTCGGTTTGGACCGCGATTACGCGGTCGATTGGTGGATTGTCCTCGATAAATTCTGCGGAGAGAGTGGGTAGATTGGCGAAGTCTTGGGCTAAATGCCATACGTCGAGAGACTCGGCCGCTTGACTTCGCATGATGCCAGTGACTTGGGACGGTTTGTAACGGTATTCGCCCCATGATTCTTGATAGCCGAATACGTTCTGATCTTCGACCGTGCCCTGGTAGTAGATTTCGCCGTTTGTAATGGCTTGTTCGCCGAGGTGGCTGAGGGCCGGCCAGAAGAAGTCGAACCGGGTGGAGCGGGACCACATACGGTTGAGGCCCTGTTGGTAGGTGAGATCGGCCCGGACATTCGCGAGCCCGATGACGTATCCGTGTTCCACGAACGATTTTGTGAAACCGGCTTTAGCCGAGACAACTCCCATACCGGCGAGGTTGCCTTGCGGCGTGAGCTCGGGGGCGATGTCTGACGGAGATTGCTGAGGGACCGGCGCGACAGAGATCATTTGCGAGGAGCCGCCGAGAAACTCGGGGCGTTGGAGTCTAGCGTCCGGTGAGGTTACGCCGAAGTGAGATTTGAGTATTTCAACGTACCTAGTACCTCCGCGCGCATCGCGCTCGAGGAGTCGTTGAATTTGGAAGGATTGGCGGAGCTGGTTGATAGTGAAGCCAGTAGCAGCGGAGAGATCAGCGACCAGTTTGGGGTCGCTCCAGGCTGCGTCCGTAGTACCGGAACCGCCAGATTGCCAGTGGACAGTGTCCACAGAGAGTTGAGATTGAAGCGGGCCGGATGCAGTCCCGACATTAAACTGCGGGACCTGGTCAGTAACCGGATTGCCGATAACCGGCGCGCTATCGCCGAGGGGGACCGTAACCGGGTCCCCTTTTTGAGGCCACGGCAGGGCCGAAGTGAAATAGTCGTGGCGTTTGCCGCGACGTTGAAGTGTATAGCTGACGCCCCCGTCGGGGCCGTCTGTTTTGAGGACTGTTAACGAGTCCTGGAGGTTTTGATCACGGAACCATTCGTTCCAGATCAGATTGTAGCCCCTGAAAGGCAGGGCATTGTGGTCGATTCCGGCGATTCCCGTGGGAAGTCCCATGTAATCGTAGAGACTTCCGACGTTATAGCCGACGGATCCTTCGCGGATCGGTACGGAGAAGGTGGTCGAATCGTCGGGATTGTCCTGGGCGCCGTTAAACTTTTCCCAGTTATCCCAGACGAGCCGGTTGGGGACGAAGAACCAGAAGGTTTCGAGATAGAGATTGTCGAGCAGGGGTTTTATTGGAGTTGCGAGCCTCCCGAAAAGGGAGGCCCGCAGGTTGAATGTATCGCCAGGTAAACACTCGTCTACGAAGATCGGGACGAGGTAACCCGCGTCGAACGCGGTTTTCAGGCTAGATGACCGGTCAAAGGATGACCGAGGGATTTGTGCCTTCGGCACTTGTGAGAATGTGTGGTTACCCTTCGATTTGCCGTATTTCCGGACTCGCGTTGCCATTTGTTTCCGCCTTGGAAGTTTCCGTATCAGGCGAATTTATAACATATTCGACCCCGAGTCCAAGGGATTCCGGTGTCAATAGGAGATTGTACTGCGCGGTTTCATCGTCGAAGGTGCCGATGGTGAAGAGGGTGTAATCCTCTGGATGTTGTCCGAATTGGTGATCGTTAGAGTTTACGCAGTCGGAGAACGTGCGTTTTGCCATTGAGGTTTTCGGCAAAATGAAGGGAGGGAGGTACGCTTCAGCTTTGGCGTCAAAGATTGTGAATACGTTGTGAATCATCGTTTTTGTTCCTTATCGTGGGTGGGTCGTTTGTATTTAGTCAGCCTGGCATTAGTTGCCTGGGCTTTTTGATCGAGACGGATTCCGCGCTCATACGGAAGAGCTCGGGTTTCTTCTATCCGCTTTTGCCGCACCAGCTCGTGGACGGAGGGTTGATTTTCGGCGAGCCATTTGTAGTAGAAGCGAGGCGGCGGATACTCCTTGCCAT